ACGGCCCCTAGACGTTAATCTAAGGGCCTACAGAAAAGGTAAGCTATGAACTTACCCCGTTGTTTGTATACACTATTTTAACTCGGCTATCCAACTTTTTGGTATGTATTTGTCAGAATACTTAAACTCATGTTTCTGACACCACATAGCATATGTCGTTCTAGATATTTTGGATATGCGAGTTTGTGAATTAGAAAAGACAAATCTTAAATCCAAGTCTGGATAAAGTTTCTTAACTAAAATATGTTTTTGCTTATCAGCCGTTAAAAATCTACCCTTACCTTCAATGTACATAAGGCTTCCATCTTTTTTTGTTAATACAAAATCAGGTGTATACCTATGTGACTTTTCTGGTTTGATATATTTTATAACTTTTGTTTCATACTCAAATTTAATTTTTGAATATGTTAATTGTTTTGCTATTTGTTCTTCAAGTCCCGACCTATACTTAGAAGTCGTCTTCTTGGGCCACCACTGGTTGTGTCTCATTATCAAACTCCTGGGTTTCTGAAACTGCAAAGCCTTCTTCTTTCTTGAAGCCATATCCAGTTGAATTGTTTCCACCCTCGACAAGTTTAATAACTTGGGCAGCTCTAAGTCTCATTGAGACTCCCGCACCCACCATAGAAGTATAATACGGAATTAATTCAGCACTTACTTTAAGTTCTGAACCTCCCCATACATTAACGTCTTTTGCGGGTATGCCGTTAGCGTCAAATATTGCGGGTTTGTTTTCAAACGTTTCACCAGTTTTCATAGTGACTACTGCTTTGCATTTAAATTTAAATACAACGTTCCCAGTAGGTTCGCCTTTTTCATCTAGTTCATCATGATATGGTAAACTAGCTTGTTTTATTTCTTTACTTTTAGACTTCTCTTTTGCAAGAGTAAGACTTTCTTCAATTGCTTTATCAATGCTTTTAATAACATCTTTGCAATTTTCTTTTTTTATGACTAGATTGGTTTTGTAGTCACCTGGTTCACCAAACTTAGTATCAGCAGTTGTTAACCAAGGATACTGAGCAAGTCCAACCGGTGTCACAATCTTTGTATAATTGTTCGCCATTGTTTTCCTCGTTGTTATTGATTTTATTGTCGCTTGTTATTATTCCTTTGGATTGTAATTCGACAATTTCATCCATAGGAAGATACTCAAAGTCCATAATTATTCCTTTGGTTCTAATAGGGGTACTAATCACCCACTACTGGGTTAGTTTACGCAAAAAAGAACTCAGACTGTAAAACTTCCTTTATATTGAAGTCACCTTTTTCAGGTACAGTTGGTAATTTTTTACGTTGCTCTTCTGTAAGTGTAGGTTCTATTGAAACTTTAAATCCTTCAAGAGGACAATCGTTGTCATATAATTCTACAAACGTTTCTCTAATTGTATCTGCAAGAACTTGTGAGTCCGCAGCAAGTGTCCCAAAAGAGTCGTGGACATTACAAAAATGAGATATTCCTTTATCATAAGCCTTGCATACAACTTTCATCATATGTGCTGAGTCTTGTGAATGAATGAAGTTTGGCGGTAAACCATTAGAGGCCCTTAAAACAGAATATTTTTCTGTCTCAACGTTTATTCTAGGTTTTATTATTTCACCAAACATTCGAGTCTTTACACGCATAGATTTAAACTCTGGATAATCTTGAATGACTGGAAAGCCAACTGGATTTACCCAACGAATTGCATGTCCATTTTTTGCTAAAACTTTTGCACAGTTTTGTAAAAATGACATACCTAATCTTGCAGATGATAAAACTTCACCCATACTGTCCCAGATAACACCCGATAAAAATGTACATGCTTGAAACGATGAGCTGCCAAACGGGTGTTCATCCCCTTGGTCTTTTCTTTTAACTAAATCCTCATCAACAAAGTCACTACAAGAGTAACGTGTTGAACCATAAGGCGAAGTCATGATTGCTCGTTTAACAGTTGAACGTTTAACTTTAAATTTTAACCAAAGTTTTGCAAACGGATTGTCAGTCATTGTTTTTAAATTTTCAATCACTGTATCTTTTACAACTGTATAAACATCTTGTGGCTTTTCTGATTTACCTAAGTTAACTGCTCTAGCAGACGCAGTGTGTTTAAGTATTCCAGAGTAATGTTGAATACCATTACATGAGCCATCTTGGTTACAGATAAATGTACTTAAATATCCGTACCCAACATTTTTAAAAGACACCCACTCATTAACCCAAGCAAGAAATTGAAAAGGCTTGTCGGCCATTTCCCACTCACGGTTTACAAAAGGGTCTTCCTGGATTTTTTTGAATAACTCTAAGTTTTCATCAACCCATTTTAGTTGTTCTTCTCTTGTTACTTTATCAACACCAAATAGTGCAGCACCAGTAACAGCCAACCAATAATCACCTTTGTTTTCTGCTGTTATCTTTTTACCAGTTCCAAGTAAGTGAAGTGCTTTTGCAAAGTCAACACCTTGTATGTTTAAATAGTTTGTTACTTGGTAACATCTAGACCTAAAGTCTAAAGTGTGTGCATGATAAAATATTTTTTCTTTAATCATGTGAGCCATCCACCTAACTTTTGCAAACAATAATCTTTTTGATTTTTGTCTAGCATTATCAGTGTGGACTTTTACAGACTCAATTCTATAAAGTTGTCTAGCAAGTTTATTAGTTTCAATATCATGTGGTCGGACCGGTAAACTTAAAAGTTCAGCTATTGGTAAACCACCGATTGCTATATTCTTTTCCCAAGCCTTATCTAATACATCTAAGATAAATGTATTTATTTTATAAGGTGTATCTTGTTGTGCGTTTACGGCTTTGTAAACCATAGGCATTTCTATATTTTCTAAATGCTTTAGGTTCTCTCTTTTACGATACTTAACTAAAGTTAATGGTTTGATATGTCTTGAATAATATCCACCACCTTTTGTGCTACCTTCCTCCCAACGCCTTGGAGCAACGATTGTTGGAAAGTATTCTGGAGCAAGAACTTCAAGAAAATCATTTCTGTTATTAATCCAATCCATAGTTTGTTGGGTTGGTACTAGTTTCTTTTCTCTTCTATTCTTTTTAATTATAGTTTCAACATCACAAAGGCCCGTGTGAACACACATGAGCTCTATAAGCTTGTAACCTACATGCACCTTCTCACTCCGAGTCCATACAGTCCACTCAATGTTATTTTTTTGAGAAGACTCTCTTAACTTTCTTCTTTTGTATTGATAGCCAGATGAACGTGCGTCCAGGTCAGCTTTTACAATGCCATAATGTTCGGGCTTCTCTTCTTCAAATGTTCTTAAAGCAACCTCATCCTCAATTTTACTTGCTACATTTATGGCTGCACTTGTTAATCTTCTAGAAATTGTAATACAGTTAATAATAGACTTTGAAGCTATCAAAGCAATTATGTCTGGTTCTAATAATGATAGTAATTTTCTAGCAATAGGCTGTACACCCGATACCTTCTTACCTTCTTCACAGAATGCCTTTATGCCTTCTGAAAAGGGCCTTATAGAGTTAGACAATAAAGTCTTACCATAATTAGTAAAAGACTCCTCACCTCTCTGTTTATGTTCCGTTAACCTTTTTCTAAATCTTCTTATGCCTCTATCTCTCATGTCCTTCTCTAGGTCGAGTTGTTCTTTTAGAATAGAGAACGGTAAAGTAATTCCTTTTGTATTATCCATAGTGTATTTCCTTTATTTGTTTAGGTAGACTTTTAGCCCCCATTGGTTCTAATAGGGGAACCAATTACCCAGTACTGGTTTGATTGTGTTAAAAAATTTTAAGTGTGATGGATAGCGTTAAAGTGTTGTGTAACCTGGAAACTAATCGAAACAGTCCGTTGGTAGACTTTAGATACCTAGGGTTTAGAAAACCGATGCTCTATCCAACTGAGCTAAGGGCGCAAGGATATCATTCCGATGGTTTACTACAACTTTTAACGCTAATCCAACTTTATTTTAATCCACTAAGATGTTTTTAGCAACGGCTTGTTGTCAACCGTTGGCTCACTTCCACTAGTGGGTTCTAGAACGTTTACGTACTGTTTTAAGTTTACACTCAAAACTCTACCGTACTTACCAATCATACGTGGGTCACTGTGGCCCACCCATTCTTGCGTAAACTTTTCAGGAACACCTTTGTTTAACAATTTAGTAACCAAGGTTCTACGACAAGCGTGAATTGTAAATCGCTTATCATTTTGTAGTCCCATTGCTTTACGTAACTTACGCCACGCAGAGTTTGGTCTCCATTTTGGAAAATCACTAAACAATCTTTGTTCGGGTCTCTTGCCTAAACAAAAACGTTTACAGATATTCTGACTTCTAGCAGTTAGAGGTACGCCCCTCGGTTCATTATTCTTAGTGTTGTATAGAGTAATTCTATCACCAAACACTTGATTAACTTTTAAACGTTGCAGCTCAGACAAACGACATCCTATATCCATTAACAATAAGAAAAAATCTCGTTCGTCTTCCATACCCCACTCTGTGAACAAACTAATTAAAGTTTGCTCTTCTTCATTCGACAAGTATCTTAATTCATGATTTGGTTCTTTTAACCAAGTGATGTACGGCTTCCTCTCTAACTTATAAATATTCCATCTTCTCAGACAAAAAGTTATCATAGTAGACAAAGCAGACAAGTATCTATTAATCGTCCCTGGACTAAGATTTTTATTTCTTAGATGTGAGACTAGACCGTCTATATCGTTTTCATCAATATCATTTATAAAAGTATCTTCTTTAAAATACTCAATAACTTTTGCAGCTCGACCAATGACACTTTCATCTTTGCCTTCGTCCCATTGCAACTTACAAACTTTATTAAATATTTGTCGAAGTTCTTTTGGATTAGCTTTATTCATGTACATACCTCCTTTCCATACCTTCAAGCTAAAAGGTTTATTAGTTGTTAACTGAATCATAAAATCTTTGTCCACGATTTGTTAGACTAACTAATTTTCTTCTACGTTCCATAGGGTCTTCCCTTGTTTCCACAAAGTTTAAACCCTCTTTTCTACTCCACTTCCATTTTGATAAAATAGAAATGTTTCGACTTACACTTGACTGGGCCATATCCAAATCATCTGCAATAGCAGTCATTGGTACACCAGTCTCAGCAAATTTTCCTTTACTATGTATTGCTACATAAAAGAAAATTGCCATAGTTTGACTTTGTATGTCAGGGTCAAAACGTCTAAAATCTTGTACCATTTTTAACATCTTCAGTCCGCTCATCTTTTTGCTCCTTAGTTTCTGTCTCTTGATTTACAAGTGAAGACAGACACACTTTTGTGTTATTTTATTAATTTTATTCGCACGGTAAAATAACAAATTCGTACTTTAGATTATTGCAAATATATTCTCCAATATGCAATATCTACTATTATCTCGCCATTACGTTTGGTAATTTTAAGATTACTCCGTTTAGACCACCTTTCGATAGTTACTTTAAAAAGAATAAAATTCATATACATCGTATTTACTCCTTGTAAAGTTTTATGTGGTTATTTTGGGTGGTGCATTTATTGTATCAGTGAACCATTTTTTCTGATTACCACATGAAATTGAAGCACATTTACTTGTTTCAATTAAATGATATTTAATGTTTTCCATTCGCCCCTCCTTTCTATGTTTATGTTAATAAATTCCGTGGACCGGAATAATTCGCATGTGCATAAGTAACACATTAGAATAATTGATGTGTAGCTGCAATCACTTTAAAGTAGAAAACGACTCGCCCCTTCGCCCCTTCTTTGTATTTTTTATGCTTTTTGAGCTCACACAAGTGATAATTGTAATAAATCTCAAAGCCTACCTTTTGATAGGCTTTAAGTTTTATTATTAATTAATAACCCCTCCATATTCCGATTTTTTTCAACATACAAACGGCACAGTAATAAATTTTATTTTCTAGTACTGTCGCCTTGCTTTCGCATTTTGAACATTTAATCATTTATGATTTCTTTTATTTGATTTAACTTTTCTTGATGTTTTAAACTTGACTGAATGTACTCATCAGCCAAAGTTTTTTTGTTTTTGTCATCAACATAAACAACATAACTGTCACCGTCTGTTGAATTTACTGAATGACTCCATGAACCCTTTTTTCTAAATTGTCTATAATATTTAAATTTAGGGTTAATGTATTTCTTGAGCAACTTAGCAAAAAGTTTGCCCTCGATGTCATTGGGTACACCATAAAATAAATAGTTACCCGTCTTGCCTTGGTTGACTGGATTGTTCACCAGTCGTTTTTGATACTCGTTCATAGTTTACCTTTTCTGTAGTTATTGATTTAAAAATATGAGCAATCACATCAACTGTCCAACCATTACCAAGCATTTTGTATCTTTGAGAATTAGATACTGAACTTGTGTAATTATCTGGAACAGTTTGCAAACGCTCACACTCAAGTGGTGTAAGTTTACGCCACAACTTTTCGCCTATAGATATTTTTGGTTCTCTGTTACCACCGCTACAAGTATTCAATGTTGGTGATTTACCATTTTTATCATAGACACGTTTTAACACATCATGACCATTTAAATTAGCATGGCCCTTCAACATTAAACCGTTTTTACTTTCAACCTTATCTAGTGGAATGTAAACTTTTTGTTTACTTGCCAACGTACTAGTTAAAGTTGGTGCTTTGCCTTCTGAATGATAAACTCTAGAACTTTGTTCAAAGACACCTTCACGGTACTCAAACTCTGTAATAGATTTATCAAATTGGTCAGTTGCAATTCCTAAACATTCTTTTAATGACAACCAATTATCTTCATCTGGAATTGAAAAAGAACTATCAGTTCTAAACCAATGTTCAGCTTTTGTTAGTGGTACGTGACAATAACTTGCAACTTGGCTAATAGTTAATTTAGCAATTCGCACTCTATGATAACGCAACACAGTTTGAAGACTTTTAATGTCAACTTTATGTTTACGAACTTTAACAATCTCAATCTCGTTACCAACATGATTAAGACCGTCTTTAGATATGACTGAGTCTTTTTTAAATCTAATACCCGTCATAGCTTGATTGCCAAAGCCTTTATAATCTCTTGCCATTAAACAATGAGACTTTTCTATGTTGGCCCTTTGAACATCACGTCCTTGGTTTTTTACCATGTCAGCAATTCCGCTATCTTCAAGAATATCTTTAATAACAATATTCTTATCTTTTGGAATTGTAACGTTTGGAATGTTAGTCCAATACAATCTACGTCTTGATTGAGCCGAAACTAAATTAGAATTTATTTCAATCGGCTCGACTCCAAGATATTCAGTAATGATATTTTTAGAGTCTTTATTCATGACCACGTTTTCAAGAAGAAAATATTTTGGTTTGCATTCTTTTAAAATTCTTACAAACTCAAAAAATAATTTACTTCTTGGGTCATCAAAGTTTAAACGGTTACCGCTTCGGCTGAAACCTTGGCACGGTGAACCCGCTATAAGTAAATCAATATTTAAATCTTTTGCATTTACTTTTGTTACATCCCCTAAATGAATTGTATTAGGAAAGTTTTCTTTTACTACTTGGATTGCGTACTTATCAATTTCACTTGCATAATAGTTAGTGACGTTCGCCCCTACTTTTTGCAATGCTAATTGACCGCACGACATCCCGTCAAATAATGACAGTACGTTCATAGTCGCCCCTTCTCTGTATTTTATGATTGATTGTTGTCTCGCCCCTATCTGTAAACGAAGGGACTTAGGTCGCCCCTCGCCCCTTCGCAATTACA